TGAGTTTTTTTCATTTTTTGCGTAAATTTCGCAACTAATGAGATAAATTGGAAATTCCAATTTTTTTCGTTTTTTTCGTTTTTTTCGCACCAAAGTTAATAAATTGAAAATTCCTAAATTCCTAAATTCCAATTATTCTGTCATTTTTCGTAATTTGCGAAATAAAGTTAATAAATTGGAAGTTCCTAAATTCCAATTAATTCTACACCTTGTAAAATTATTCCAACAAATTAATAAAATTGAAAGTTAGGAAATTCCTAAATTCCAATAAATTGTACATCTTGGAAAATTATTACAAAAAGTTAATAAAATTGTAAATTCCAAAATTCCAATTAATTGTTCATCTTGTAAAATTATTTCAATTAGTTATGTAAATTGGAAATTACAAAATTCCAAATATTCTATCATTTATTGAAATTTATATTATAAAATTGTTTAATTGTAAATTCCTAAATTCCAAATAATTATACATCTTTAGTTATATATAACTTAGGAGCTATTAATTTATTAATTATTAATTAGGAGAAACCAAAACTTTTCCGTCAAAAAATTATAAATATACTAAACATATTCACATATTATATTATATTATATAATTTCTATATTCTTAATTTGCAAACTTATAGATAGGAAAAACCAAAACTTTTACGGTGGAGAATTATTAAATTACTAAACATATTAGTAATTTATACTGTTCATAGTTTTACAGTTTGGTGTTCAATTTTTTGCATTTGCAGTGAAAGGAATTGGAGAGTTAGAAGGAAAAGTTTAAATACCAGAAGAACCCATTTAATTATGTTAGTGTGGAGTATGGTTCTTTTTTTTATTATTTTTTTTATTTTATTAATATTATTACAGTTCTAATATTTTATTATTTAAATAATACGCTAATTTGCTAATTATTATATTATGTATATTATATAATTAGCTAACTAGCTAGATAGTAGTTAATAATTATATAATTATTTTTCAGTTTGAAATAGATTGTTTTAGGCCTTTTCACCGCTCGTAATCAATTTGTTTCGGTTTTGTAAAAAAAAGTGGCCTATTTTAAAAAATTGGAGATGGAAAAATTGGAATCTTCAATTGTTGGGAAAAATTGGAAGTTTTCTTTTTATTCATTCTGATTAGCAAAAATTGAAAGTCGAGAGATACAAATGTAAAAAGATAGAGAAAACTTTAAATACTAGTTTATGCATATGTTATATTGGTGAAAAAAAGATGCAAAAAGTTGTTCAAGTCGGTCAAACAAGGTATTTCGTAGAGTCTGAGGATGATCTAATTTCTGTAACTCATGAGTTAGCCAGGAAGGGTTTCACAGTTGAAAAGATAGCAAGTTTACTAGGAGTCAGTGTAAGAAAAGTTAGGAGATATTTGGAGAGTTGTTAGAAAAGTTAGCCTTATTTTTTTATTTGTAATTTCTAATTCTTCTTTTTCTAATTTTTATTTTTCTCCTAATTAGCTAAGACTATGGACCATTTTTTTCAAGTTTGTGATACTATTTCTAGAGGTTGAAAATATAGAGACATGAAAAAGTAAAGAGATAAAGATGTAAAAGATTAAAGAAAGATTTAAATAGTAGTTTGCACATATGTAAAAGTGAGGTAAAAGGTATGAAAAGCATGCAAAACTTAAGTCAATTAGAAAGTTACATGAAAAAATTTTTTGAAGATCAAACCGCAAAAGAAATGGTTGTTCTTTTTTCAGAGCCAATTGTAATTACTGAAGAAGAATATCGACAATTAATTAGCGGAGGAAGATATATAGCAGGTACTGAAAATTATGGCATGATTAATGAAATTTTTGAATTTCATGAGTCTCAAAAACAGTATGTGAAAATGTTACTAGTTTATTATAAAGATACTGATAAAATTTATATAAACAGAATTGATTGCTGGAGAGAGACAAGTTTTTTAAATGAAGATGAAGAAGACAATATTTAAAAATTGAAAAGTAATTTCTGTTTTTTTTCTTTTTCTTTTAGTTAATTCTTATTTTGTTATATTTTTTCTTTTCTAAATATTAGCTAATTTTATCAATAATTTTTTTCAGAGTTATGATATTATTTCAACAGATTGAAAAATTAAGGAGATGAAAAGTTAGAGAGATAGAAAGATAAAGAGATAGAGAAAGATTTAAATAGAGAGTAATACGAAAATAATATTGAGGCAAAAAAAATGATAGATGAAAAGGCACAAGAAAAAGTAATTAATTTAAGTCAAAAGTATGTAAATTCAAGAAAAATTTTAGCTAAAGTTAGGAGAAATAGACTTGAAAGAAAAATTATTAAAGAACTTGCGGAATTTTACGGAATACGTAAAGATAATATAGAATTATTTAATAATGAAATAGAATTCGAATTCAAAAGACAATACGAAATTGAAGATCTAAAACAAGAGATAAATGTTATAGTGAATTTAAAGATTAGAAAAGAAAATAACAAACTAAAATTATTAGAAGTAAAACTAGAAAAATCAATTACTTCAAATTCATAATTTTTTTGTATTTTTTTCTTTTTCTTTTTAATTAGCTAAAGCTATGCCTAATTTTTTTCAAATTTATGAAATTATTCCAAGAACTTAAAAAAATGAAGAGATAAAAAGATAAATATGTCATAACTTATAGATTTTATTGGGGAAAAAAATGGATGATATACGAAATCTAAGTCAAATAATTGAAACAATTCAAAAGTTGTTAATGAGTACTGAAATCGGTGTGAAAGTTGTCAATTTTGAAAATTCACTGGACTTGCATTATGAAGAATTCGAATGGTTGATTGAAGATTTCACTAGTGATAATGTTAAACATTACTGGTTTTTTTCAGGGGTTCAAGATGGAAGATATGATATATTTGTTTTTGATAATCCAAAGGAGTTAAAGCGAATTGTGATCGAGAGTTATAGAAATTTAGAAAGAATTTTTATTAAATCGATACAATTAATTAGATATCCAAGATAATTTTGTTTTTTTATTTTCTTTTTCTATATTTAATTCTCTATTTTATATTTAGTTAATTCTATCTTTAATTTTTTTCATTTTTCAGATACTATTTCTAAAGGTTGAAAATATAGAGTGATAAAAATTTAAAATTGTCATAGTTTTATGAAAATATTGAGGAGAGAAAAATAAGTTTTAAAGAAGTTAAAAAAATTATAGATTTGTTTTTTGAAGATTCTAATATACAAGAATTAAGTTTAAAATTTAAGATTTCTTTTGAAATTAATGAAGAAGATTATCGACAATTAGTTGAATTAGCACTTAGTCAATTTATTTATCCTTTAAATGATAATATTGAAATAAGAATTAATACTAAAGAGTTAGCAGATAATGAAAAAGATTTATTATATGAAATTCAAATATTGCGTACTAAAAAATTGTGAATCTTTTCTAATTTCATTATCTATCTTTCTGAAAAATTCTTTATTTTTTTAAATTTACAGAAAACTATATTATTTAGTTCTTGATAATATTTTTTGACCAGAAATGGCTATAACATTATTAGAAGGAGCACTATATGGATTTTTTGCAGTAACAGGAATATTAGTGGGCAGTTTTGTAGTTGGAGAAATTGTCCACTTATATAATGAAAAACAAAATAATGAGAATTTTGCTAAGGCTGTTGATCAAATGTCAAAGAGTACAGTTATTGCTGTTGAAAGTATCAAAGATACTACTACAACTGCTATTAATGCATTACTCAATATGGATACTTTAAGAGATGTAAATGCGTTAGCTAGAGAAAAAGCAAAAGATCAAAATCCAAATACGCAAGCTAAATAATTTTAATTTTTAAGGTATTATTTTTTTAGTCTTTTTTATATTCTATTTTTGCATATTTTTCAAATTTTGAAGACAAAAGATAGAGATGTAAAAGTTTAGCGAAAGCTTTATATACTAGTTTTACATATTATATGTTGGTGATATAGGTGGAGGTAAAACAGATAAAGAAGTTAAATAACCTACCCTGGGTTTTTTTAGATACCTATTTAAACAAATTTGCACTTGATAAAAATTTCGTGAACTGTGCATATTATAGTAGCAGGTCAGGGATGACACAGGAAGGATGTGTACAGGTAATGCAGGTTGGGGATAATTTCAAAGTCGATACTATGAGGGAAGTACACGGAATATATTTTACGCCACATGCTTCGATAATTTCACTTATTTACAGACAAAAAGGAATTAGATCAATTGATGACCTGAAAGAAATTTTAGGTAGTCTTAATTTATCGAAAGTATCACCAAAACATTATCAATTGTTAGTAAAATATAGCAATTATACAATTGAAATATACGATATCTACTTCAAAGGTCATATATATGAGTTTCCTTTAGTTTCCCAACAAGGACATCTTAATGTTTATAATGTACCTGAGCCAAGAAATGTTTATTTGATCTACTATGAAAATAACGAGGAAAAGAAAGAATTGAATAAAGATCTCTTTAATGAAGTTTCAGAGTTCATGATCTATAATCATCGTGTTACTTTTGAGAAACCAGTATTAGAGTTCAAGAATCTCCAGATCACGCCCGGTGGTGGTGCATTAGTGTACGTGCCGGAGTCTATGTATGTAAAACTTGAATCAAGTGATCATCAATCAGTTGAATTTAGACCGAGTAGGGATGACTGGTTATTATTCAGTCATCCCAGACCAAGACGGTCAGGAAATGATTAATTTTTTTTATCTTTAATTTTTTTCATTTTTTAGTTATTAATTCTAGTTCTTCTAATTTTTAATTTTCCACAAATTATTTAATTTTATCTTTAATTTTTCTCACTTTCCAGATACTAATTCTAATTCTGCAGAAATTGTAAGCATAAAAAAATAAGAAGATATAAACGTAAAAATTGAGAGAAAGCTTTATATATGAGTTTTTATATAATGTATATTAAGGTGAAAGAAATGAGTGAACAAAAGCAAATAAGCCTAAGGTCAAAACAAAAAGAATTGCTACAAAGATTTTTTGAAATTGCAGAAGTAGATGAAAATGGAGATCTATGCATTCCTTTATATGATTCTAGCGGTGATTTAACATTATTTAAGCAAGATTCAAGAAAATACCAAATGTATGCTTATTTTAGAATATTAAGACTTATCAAAAAGCAAATATTTTTCATAAAAGTTAAAAAAGTGAAACGTGATAAGAAATTTTTATGTATGCATTCTAACGTAATAGATCAAGTTAAATCTGTTTTAGAAAGTTAATCTTTTTTTTATTTTTTTCTTTTCTTCTAATTACCTAAGATTATCGATAATTTTTTTCATGTTTGTTATATTATTTCTACTCATTTCAGAAAATAAAGATATAAAAATGTCATAAAGTTTTCAAATTTTAGGTACAGGTGATTTAAGATATGAATTTGAAAAAAGTTAAACGAATTATAGATATGTTTTTCAAAGAAAAAAATCTTGATGAATTAACTTTAGCATTTAAGAGACCTTTAATAATTACAGAGAACGAATATAACGAATTAGTAAAGAGACCAAACCTGTCTTTTGAAGATAAAGATCCTTGGGTAACTTCAGATGAATTTGTCTATTATGAACTATCAAACAGAGTAGTTAAGCTTATTATTCATTATTTTAAAGAAGATGACATTATAAATATTCTAGAAATTGATTTATTTCGTGAAAAGAGATAAATGGTGAAAAAAATGGAGTTTGAAGAATTAAAGTCGATTATTGATAAATTTTTTCAAGATTCGACAATAATACGAATAAATTTAAGATTTAATAAAGAAGTAATAGTTTCTTATAATCAATTTGAAGAACTTATTAGAAATGGCGATTTAACACATAGATATGCCGATAAAAATATAACATCTGATATTTATGAATATAGAGAAAATATTAATTCAATAATTGATTATTATTGGAAAGATAACAAAATCTGTATTCTTGAAATCGATTTTTGGAGATCTAGTTAATTAGTTAGTATATTTTTCTACTACATTAAGTAATTGTTTTTTTACCGCATTATAACTAAAGTTTTCTATCCAAAAGTTATAATTTTCTTCAATTTTAGCTTTATAATTATCATAATTATCTAGTACTTCTAGAATTTTATCTATAGCTTTTTCAATACACATTTCAACTCCATTACCTACGTGAATTGGATTATCTGGAAATATCTGTGGATTTTTACAACTATCAATTAATAGATCTCTTAAATTTTCAGGATAATATTCTTCCCATGCTCCATTTTTAGTAGCTATAGCCGGGATTTTGCTAATAAATGCTTCTAAACCGTTTAATTCAAAACTACCGCCTCTGCTAGTTAAGAGATATAAATCACTGATTCTATACATTTTAACGATATTGTCAAATGAAGTATTTCCATAAATATTAAACATTCTTAGATCTTGAAAATCTGTTCTTGGGAGACCGCTTTTTATTAGAAAATAAATGTCATTTCTTTCATTCTGAAGTCTCTTAGCAATTTCATGAAAAATATCGCCACCTTTTCTATAATCACTATGCCATAATGAGATAAATATTAATTTGAAATTCTTCTCTTTCTTTAATTTTTCAATATATAGAATTTGATCATCTAATTTTAATTCTTCATCTTTCGCTAATAGTCTATCTTTAAAATTATGGAAAACTTTATATGCAGGAACTTTTAATCCAGAATTTTTAAATGCGTTAACTGACCACTCAGAATTTAAAATCATTCCATCTGTAAAATTATTTGCATATTCTATGTATTGTTCTGAAATTTTATCAGTATCTGCTACTTCAACTCCTAGTAATGCAGAAACTCTAGTTCTATATTGTTCAAAAAATGAGAACTCTACTTTTGACCATCTCCACATAGAGTAAAATAACGGGTGAATTATAGAAATTGGATATCTAAAAGGAGTAAATTGGTAAAATGATAAAGTTGGAATTTCATAGACTACATATTTCTCTCTTAACATTTTTACATGTTCTTGAGCTACAAATTTGAAAGAAACGTCATGATGTTGTGGGTAGACATAGAAAATAGTTTTTTGCATTTCCAGATCAACCTATTAGAAGTACAAATTCAGGAATATGTTTAAAAATTTGTGGAATATCTTCATATTTAAATTCCATTTTTATTTCTCCATTGGAGTTTTTACATAGTGAATAGTTCCTAATTTTAATATGTTCATATGTGGAATAAAATTATGAATAAATATATCGACTGGTATTTCTTTATAATATTCATTTTCTATATATGTATTTATTGTATATTCCAAATATGGTAATAATGATTTTCTCATTATATAATTTGTACCACTGCAAAATGGTCTTATTTCGTTTGCCCAATCATAATAAAGCCAATAGCATGGTGTAAAAACTCTTTCATTTGGAATAATTTCTCTTAAATTTGGGATAATCAGATCACTATCAATAATTGCAATTATATCATCTTCTATATTTTTTGCAAAATTTACAATTGTTAATAATTGTTTTGCAATTCTCAACCATCTTATTTCTGTATTTGTCATAATCCAGATTATTTTTTCTTGATATTTTTCTATTTGTTCTTCTGTCATATCATTAAAAGTTTTATCTACAACTATGTAATCAAAATCTAGTTCATCTAAATGTTTTGTAAATCCTACGAAAGTGAAAATTTTCATAATAATTCATAAACAATAAGACATATTTTAATTTTAAATGATCTAAATGAGAACAAACTATATACATTATATTTATTATATGAATTATAGGTTGTGACACTTTATTTTGGGCAGTTACTTATTAAAAATATATGAGTGTAACTTATACTTCAATTTCTTCACTTTTAGCTAGCCCATTCCAAAGACTGACTTCAAGTATGTGGAATACTTCAGTTTTACTTCTATATCAACTTTATGAAACAGGTGGAAATACAGTATCACAAATTCTACAAAATGGAAATCTATATATTCCGAATAATATATCTGCATTATCTGGATTTTTCCAAAAGGAAGTTTATGTATCAGGTCAACCAGTTTTGACAGAACAAGATCCAATTTATATCGCGGGCTTTATTGGAACTGCAAATCAACAAATAAATCAAGTTCTATATTCAAATCAACAACTTTATTATTCTATTTCAAAATTACCGAAGGAAATTTCATATGATTTATATATAAATTTATATAGAACTATTTCAGGTTTAACTTCTTCTTTAAGTTCTCAAATTGCACAATTACAAAAAACTGGAATAAATGCTCTCTATTCAATTGCTGATTTTCTAGCTTATACATTTACATATTTCTATTTGGCAACTGTAGGATTAGTAAATACTTTAAATAAGTTAACACTATTTTTATCTCCTCCAACTATAGAAGGTCTACAAATTAGTTTATCAACTGTACCATCTCCACTTTATAGCAGTTCAACATTAGAAACTGTAAGAATAATTCTCCAGAATTTAAGTAATTATATCGTTTATATTGGTAATCAATTGTATAATAGTTTTCCCATTTTGCCAGGAGATAGTTTAGAATTTCACGTTAGAAATCCGTCAAATGTTTACGCTTGGGCTACTGGAAAATGTACAGTTTACGCGTTATTTGAGGTAGTTCAGTCATGAATTATGATGATTATTTTTGTAAATTACAGTGTTGTTATTGGAGAGAATTTGATTTTGCTTATTCTAGATTAGATGTTAAAGATAAAACAATTACAATAATTGGAAATGACTGTGGTAGTTCAGCTTTATATTTTTTGCTAAAAGGAGCTAAAAAGATAATTGGTTTTGAAAAAGAAGAGAAATTAAATCAAATCTTTAAAGAAACAGTTTGTAAAGAATTCAAGATTTGTGATAAAGTAGAAATAAAAGGAAAATGGAAAGGTAATGAATATCCAGATACTGATATTCTAGTTATGGATTGTGAAGGTTGTGAAAAAAATCTAGATTTTTCTAAACTACAAAAGTATAAACAATATTGTATAGCTATTCATGATTGGACAGAAAATAGATTCGATTTAATGAGAAAATTATACGGTTCAATTCTAACTTTCGTAAGTGATGATAATAGAGAATTTGTATTTTGCAAGTTATAGTTATTGACAATTATTATTTATTATTTGTGCATTTCCGTTTATTTGAATTTGACCGTAATTTTGTTTGCATATTAAATTTTCTATAATTGCATTATCATTTAATTCTATAGTTGCATTATTTATGCTAATTATAAGATTTTGTATATATGAATTGTCGTTTAATTGTATATATCCATAATTTTCATAAATTATTAAATTATTGATAGCTGAGTTATTATATAAATATATAGAACTACCAACAACTGCTAGATATGGCGGTTGATGGTTTCCAATTAAAAAATTATCAATAGCTGAGTTTCCATAAAAATTCAAAACTGTCTTTAAATAATTTATAATTAAATTTTTAATATATATATTATTAGTAGAAATATTTTGTGAAGGATTATCAATTAATATATTTAAAAATGCTGACTGAGAATTTACTAAATTACTAAATATTGAGCCATAACAATCTAGTAAAAAATAACTATTAAAATCGAAAGTTAGAAATTGATTAATTACATATATAATATCGTTAAATTTTCTAGATTTAACTATTTCATTAGACTGAACAAAGTTTAAAGGTTTTGCTAATGTTATATTATTTTCATTTGCTAATTTCGTAATTGCTTTTATTAAATTATTCATATAATTTACAGTTAAAGGTAATCCAGGACTAGCATTAATTAATGGAACAAATTGATATGGCTTTTGATTAAAAATATAGAAGTATAAATTATTAAATAAAGAATTAAGAGTATTTAGATTTCCATATGAAAATTCATATTGAAATTGATATTGTAAGGATGTATTTATATATTTATAAACTGAATATGCAGTATAAAGATCCTGAATTATGTCATTCCAAAGTTGAGAAGAAATTAAAGATTGTTTAGCTATTTTATTTAATAATTTTCCAAATGAAGTAATTGGATTACAAGTTGAAGACATTCTAGATCACGCGACATAAATTGTAGTTAATTGTGGATTTGTGTTAGATGGCATTACGCCGTTTGGCGGGTAAGCTCTCATACGCATAAAGTTCCATGCCGTTTGCCACCAAAAACCTGAACTAACAGAACCAATAGCTCCTAGATATAATTGTGTTGAACTAGAAAGAGGATTAATATTATCTGTTCCACAATATCCGCCACTAGAACTATATAGTTGTGGAGCTATGCATCCATACCATGAACTAGCAGAAGATCCTTGATAATATACCCATGCATAAACCCACTGAGAAACTGCAGAACCTTGTTGATTTATATCATTAGTTTCAGTTCCATTTACATAATATGATTGTGAGAAATATGATTTACTATATCCCATAGTTACTCCAATTCCATTAATTACTGCTGTATTTGTATTATCTACAATTCCTGCTAAACCATTATTAGCTCCTAATCCACCTGTTTGATTGCCCATTTGTATAGTCGAAGCTTCTGCAATTACTGGTTGATTTGATATACTTTTTCCAGTATAAACAAATCCGACATTATTTGCATATCCAGATAAATATATTGCATTTATTGTGTTTCCTAGTGGCCCAGTTGTAGAAATTTGTTGAATTGTATTACCTTCTGCGTTAAAATTTGATAATGGCTCATTTCCATTAAAATAAATTAGAAATACATTTTTTCCATTATCATATTGTGCATAAGTGGAAGTTAGGTCTGGTCTCATCCCGGTGTAAGGATATTGAATTGTATTTCTTACAAACATATAAATTGTAATTGATGAATTTGCGGGAATTGAAATTGGTAGATTAATCCAAATATAGACACTTGATAAATTAGAATTATAGCTTTCTATCCATGCATATAATGGAGTTTGGCACTGAGAATCTAAACAAAATTGTAAATTAAGCAATTGTGAAGGACTAGAAATTATGTTTGATAAATTCAAAATTAGCAATTGTTGAAATGGACTTGAAGTTGGATCAGGTTGTGAATTTGTAATTGTAATTGTATAAGCAGTAATTGGGATTACTGTAAATTCAATTAATTCACTTAATAAAGTTGAAGTTTGTGCCGAAATTTGTACTTCTTGTGGATTTGAAACTGTAATTTTCAGGCACTGTTTAGGCATTAAATAAATTGAATTATTTATTTGAACTGAACTATTACCTAAATTTTGTAATGTTATACTTCTCCAAGTTTGTAAATAATTTGATTGAAAATATTGAGATGTTAGTAATGCTAAATTTGAACTTCCAGAAAATGTAAATTGAGTTCCAGCTATTTGATTAGGAATTTCAATTTTTGAAATTAAATTAGGAATTAATGCTTCTATTTGTTTTTCTATTTTTGGTAATTTATAATTAATAGAAGATATTGGAACTATAACTTCAAGTGATCCAATTATTGGTTTATTTGCTAATTCTTGAAAAACATTTGCAAATGTATACGCTAGCGGTTTTGCTAAATTATATAGTACATTATATCCATTTACTTTTAATTGTGTTACGTATAAATATTTTGCAAATACATCACTTAGATTTTTGAAACTTCCATTTTGATAATATTGCAATAATTTGCCTGGCCCATATTGATTTATAAATATTAAATTTTGTACAAAGTTATTCCAGTCTTGTAATGATAAATATTCAAGTGGTAATTTGTAGTTCACTTTGTATGGTAAAGGCATGATATAATATATCAAAAATGCCGTAAATAAAAACTCAAATCTAATACATTATATAATGTATATGAGTTGTTTTACGTGTAACTCTTGCAACTATAATTCATATAAAATATATAATGCATATGGCATTTGGAAATTGTTAGTAAGCACTTCTTAATTGCCAATTAAGTGTTATTAATTGAATTTCTTCATCTGTTAATCCATATTTCTTTAGTTGTTGAAGATAAGATTGTGCAGTATTAAGATCTATTTTTTGTTTTTCAAACAGTAAGTTAATTGTCGTAATTATTTCATTAACATATCTACTAACTCTTCTATTTCTAGCATATTCAAAATATGTATTTTGGAGTTCTTGTGGAATCTGGAATTCTGAAAATACTTTTTGCAGTAATTGTTGAGGATTAGATACATATTCACTAATTGAAAGTGCTTTAGAAGGAGTTAAGTATAGTTCTTGAAGACCTGTCACAACTTTTCTAACTTGTGCAAATAGTTTCATTACATTTAATAATGCTTCATTAATTCCATATTGTTTCAGTAAACTTTCTAATTGTAAATTCTGATAATTGTAAATTAATGCAGTTATGTATTCAGATTTGAAAGATTGAACTTCTTGTGCAACTAATAAATGTTGATAATAACTTGTATACAAATTCAATAATTCAGACGGGATAAAGCTATATTCTATTAATTTTTGATCTAGATAATTGTACTTTATTGCATTTTCGATAATTGAAAGTGAAGGCAAATGTCTTCTCCAAATTTCAAGTCCAAAAGTACTAGCATATTGTTCTAGAAGAACTTTTATCTGACTATCAGGAATTCCTAGTTTTCTTAACTCGCTTTCCGCATTTCCTAGATTTATCGGGACTTTTCCAATTTTGTACAATTGACCTTCTATAATATTCTGAATTATCGTATGAATACTATAAAATGTTGGAATATAGGTATTCACAATTAATTGTGCTATGTCTTTTTGCATTCCTAATTTCTCTAATTCATTTATTGCATTATCAGGTTTAATTTCTAGATCTTTTAACGATTCTTTTATATACTCAATCTCAAGTGTAGTTTGATAAGTTAATATTGCGGGTTTTAATTCGTAATCTACAACTTCTTTTGGCAATTTTGAAATATCTGAAAGAATTCCATGTCTAGCTAATTGTAGATGATAATTAATAATTTTTGGATATATGTATTCATAATAGAATTTTTGTATATACAGATCAAGTGCCGTTTTATCTTTTACTATTTTTCCTAATTCTCCTGATAATTGTTGTTGATCATAGTATAAAGTTTTTGCAATTGTTTCTAGTACGCTTAATTGAAGTTTTGCAATATTTATATTATATTCTTCTTGAATTATCTGATTTAGCAGATATTCATTTATATTCAATTTCTTCAATTCTACCTCTGCAATTTTTGGATCTATTTGAAATTGTCTTAATTGACTCTTTAAAATTGTCAAAAAGGCGGATATTTGCAATTCTTGATTTACAAAATTTATAAATGCATCTTCATATTCTTTTATTATTCCAATTGCTTTAAATTGTTTTTTGATTTCATCTAAAGATAAATAGCCTTTTTTCGCTAAACTTTCTATATTTGACAACTGGAATTTTATAAGTTGTTCAACTTGATTTTCATAGATTAAAGCTGAAATAATTGCAGAATCAAATCCAATATGCTTTAGATCTTTTTCTAGATCTCTTGGAGAAATTAGGAAATTTCTAAGTTTAAACTGATATTCCTTCAATATATTTTGTAATTGTGCAAATTGTAATTCACTTTCCAAAATTTGTAATGCTACTTGTTCATTAAATTTATTAGCTTTCAATTCTTCTTTAATCTTTTTCTGATCAAAAATTCCTAATCTAACAATTTGTTGTAATTGTCTTAATAGAAGTTGATTAGTATATATTAGCTGAGATTGTGTGATCATAGTATCGAAAACTGTTCTTACTTCTTCTGGATATCCAAGGTCTTTAAATAATTTAGCAATTGTATCATCTAGATATTTAAAATCTAAGTACGGTCTTCCAAAATTTGATAAAGCTCTTGACAATAAAGATCTTAGGAATTGTCTAACAATTCTCTGAACTGCATATTCATATTCAAGTGTGAAAGTTTTCAAGAATAATTCTTTACCAGTTAAATTAATATTTTGAATTATTTCTTCATAAGCTTTTTGAGGAGTTACGATAAATTGTCTAATTCCTTGCTCTACTGTTCTCTGTAAAAGTCTAGCAGTTTGATTTTGATACATTAATTTTGCAGTTTTTGGAGTTATCAAGTTATTATATGCGTATTTTTCAAGATCTGAAATGTTTAAAATTCCATATTGTGTTCCTAAAATTAAATCTCTAATTCCAACTGGTCTAAATAAAGGATTTCTAGGTAAGAAATCATTAGTTGGAGATTCTAGATATGCGTCTGTAAACCAGGCGGGATATCCAGTTAGTAATATCGTTTCTTTTAAATGATCTTTAACTTCTTCAAATGATCTTACTGCTACCCATCTTCCAATTAATTGAAAAGGCGGATCTGCAAATGGCAAATCGCCCAATCCAATTTCATTAAATATTTCTCTAGCAGAAATTTTAAAATCTGAAATAAATGGTTCTTTTATAAATTCTTTTAAAGTTGTCGCAAGTTCAATTCTTATTTCGTTAAGAAAATCAACTGAAGTTTCCGCAAAAGCTTTTATAATTTCTCCAAATTTAATTGGGATTTTCCCGCCTAATCCAACTGGAGCTAAATCTATTTCAACTTCTGGTAAAATTTCAGCCAATTTATCTACAATTACTGGTAAAAATTTTCCAATCGTAATTGGAGCAATAAATGGCGATAAAAATTGAGTAAGTTGAGAAATTGCATTAGCAATATGTTTCATATTAGCTCCGAAAAAGTTTAAGAAATCGGAAATTACACCTGATATAATTTGTGCAAATGCATTTGCTACATTTTGGAAAAATGAATATGCAGAATTTATGAAATCTGAAGCTATTGAAGATAAAAATTCAAAAGCTCCTACAACTTGTTGTTCAAACCATGAAACAAATCCTTGAATTGTAGAAATTGCAGTTTGTACAAAATTTTGTAAAATTGTTAAGAAATTAGTTGCAATATTTGTCATAAACGTTGGAATATCGGAAATTGCTTGACCTAGGAAACTTGCAATATTTTTGATATCATTAACTATTGCATTAATAAAATTTATAAAGTCACTAGATATCCAATTTGTGAAATTTTCCAAATTTTCAATTTCATCTGCAAAGAATGTTCCTAATTCACCTAAATTCACTAGAAAACTCATATTGATTAAAATGTTTCTTTTCAAAATTATAAACATTACTAAAAAAATACAAAACTAAAAGTTCTTTCAATTATACATCTGTTATTTTTTTGCATTTAACTGCTAAAAAATTGTAATGATAACTATAAAAATGTTAGTCGTAAATTTACAAGAAATCTTTTTAAACTTTTAACTCACGTAAAATTAGCTTTTTTTATCGATAAATTACGCAAAATAACGGCGTAAAAACATTTATATATTAAAAAATTTTAGCGGAAATGGGTTAACCCAAATGTGTAATCTCAAAAAACTGAAAAAAATTTTATTTTACTTATTAGTCTACAATTATCTCAAAAAATTGAACTTTTCCACTTTCATACAATTTCAGTATTTCTTCTAAGCTTAATATTTTTCCTTCTTCTAATCTTTGTGAAATTTGAATTATATATAGTTTGTCGTTTTTATCTAATTTAATTTCTATTCTATTTTTCTCTAATTTTGTATCACATAGTGAATTTATTAACTGAATTGTAGCATCATGGCCAATTGCATTTATTATTTCTTCATTATCAATATTTGTACAAAATTCTAATCTGTCAATTTTATCAATTGTCACTTTTATTGGAAATTTAGATAACATATTTATTGAAAATGCATTTGCCAAATAGACTTTATTCATTTTTCCTCACCTTCAACTGGTTTAACTTGTAATCTTCTCATTTCTTTTACAACTTTTACAACTTCTAAAGCTTTTTGAAATACTTCAGATTTTCTTACTTCTTCTTTATCTTCAGTAGCTAAAGCCATAGTGAGATCATCTAGAGCTAAATATAATTTAGCTGTTAATTCCGTATTTAAATTTGATCTTCTCTTTTGCTCTGACATCTTGAGGTAAAGTATAAACTATGACAGTTTTATATTTTTTGTAATGAATAGCTACTAATGGTTGGCAATTACAAAAATCGAAAATTTCACAAAATTCGAATAGTTTTTCAATTTGAAATTTCTTAATAGTTATTACATCTTTTGAAGTTGATTTAACTTCTATTGGATAAATTGTATTATCTTTTGTCGCTATGATATCTGGTAATGCCTGTTTTCCAGTTCCAGAAACTGGAATTCTTAATGCTTTAAATCCATTTTCTTCAAGAATTTCTAAAGTTTTATATTCATAATATTTTCCGGATTGTCTAATGTTCATTTTTCATCACTTATTAAGATATTTTACATAAACTTCATGTTTTGTTCTACTAGTTTGTCCTACTAACTTAAATCCAGCTTTTTTATATAAAGCGTTAGAGTGTTCTGGAAATCCTAAAGTCCATAGTACTTCAAAACCATCATTTTTCAATTTTTCAGCTAAATCAGTTAGAAAATTAACTAAATGATCTCCTGGAGCAGTTTTCGTAATTCTTCTAATGAAATAAGATCTATCATTTGGAATATTATATTGTTGTGCAATAAATCTAAATGGAGTATTATCGTGAAGCCAAGCAACTGCTACTATATATTCTTTATCATCTTCTTTTTGAAGATATATAAAATATCTACTATTTCTACCAGCTCCACCGCCTTTTACCATTCCTTGTACATGATAGTAATCAATTAACATTCTTGCTAATTTTATTAGTTCTTTATTTTTTACTTCTTCAATTTCATATTTTGGATTCATAGATTAAATTGACACTGTATGACATTTATATACATTATGCAATTTGTGAGTTTATTTTTCTAGTTGAGATATATAAATTGATAGTTATGGGAAAAAGGAAAGGTCAGAGAAATATTTCAGCTATGAAATATCACTTATATAATAAAATATTGAATAGAAAATCTTTTCCTGCATTTTCTGTAATGTTTAACGCCGGAGTTGAATCAGTTTTACCAACTCCACTTGAGAGTATTCAGATTCCTCCAGGAATAAATACAAATTATGGAATTGCATACGCTTCAATTATTTCAACTTTACTTTCTGCATTAAATAATTTAGCAAGTTCAGTATTTAATCCAAATTTTAATTCTCAAACATTTCTTAGTCTTGGTCAATCTTCAAATTTTGGAATTTCTAATGGAATAAATTTATTAAATAATTATACTAGTTTATATGATAATTATGTAGAATTATGTAATATATTATATCAACCGGCAGTTTTTGATGAAACTTATTTTGATTTATCTGTATACCAACCGGCGTTAAGTACGGAATATCAAAATCAATCTTGCGGAAAAATTGAACAATATTTTTCTAGTTTAACTACTACAAATGTTAGCGTAGATATTACAACTTTAGGAATTGGTAGTACAAATATTCCAAATGTGGATAACTATATGTATAATAATATTTCAGACACTGGAATTATAGATCTATTAAATGCTTTAAATATAAACTTTAATCAACTTCCAGATTTTGCTAAATTTGTAATTGCATTTATTCCAGATTTAAATAGCATAATTAATAGCGGATTTGCATTAGATGTAGCATGGCTTGATAGATGTGTATTAGCTCCTGAAACTGAAAATGGAATTCAATTACAAAATGGTATGATTTTACAATATTTTGCAGATGTTTTTGGAATGATTTTAGATTATACTCCTCTTGATTTTGCAGTATTAATGCCTGATTTTAATCCAGAAAATGTAACGCAAGATGATCTAATAGCAATTTTATCAGCTGATAAAACTGTAATTTCAATATTTGGAAATCTATTTAAAATGCATTTATATGATCCTTCACCTGGTGGAACAAATATAGCTTATAGTTCAGAAATTGAAAACTATGCAGTCAGTTATGAACAATTTTTGCAAATTCAGAAAATTGTCAACAAGAAATATTCAAACATTTGGTACGCGAAAATGATAGCGAGTGCTACTATAGAAATTGCAAGATATCCATATCAACAAAATTATAGTTACACATCTGGAAAAAGAACATTACCATATCAAGAATTCCTAAATTATTGGAAAACTAAATGGAAATTTTATGGCTTAACAGATCAGGATTTACAATTTGCACAACAATTAGGTGAACAATTACAAGGACAAGCAAAAATTGAGAACCAGATAAAATTAGCTCAAAAATCTGCAAAAACGAAACAATATAAGCCAATTTTCTATTATAAGAATTTTCAAAATATTGCAAATAGATAGTACAAAATCCACACATCATATACATTATATAAAATATATAGCATATGCTACTTGTATATTTTTTAACGGCTTGAGATAAAAGATATCATATGAAAATTGAAGATCCTTTTCAAAATATTTTTGGAGTTGTTAGAATTGCAATAGATAAAATTCGAGAACTTGAACAGAGAGGACAAATTTACGGTTTATCGCGTTTTTTACCAAATTCAATCATAGTAATGAAAACAATTGATTATCCATTAATTGTAGATTTATATATTCCAGGTTTTACTTTCTATTTTCAATTTTCTATAATTCAAGATCAACAAACTAAACAAATTTTTATAGATGATTTTCGTGTAGTATATCCGCAACCTTACGCGAAACAAATTAATAGTACTGCTAATTTTGAATTATCTGAGGAGGAAAGTGAAGATGAGTGAAACTAGCTTAATTTTAACTGTAGTTTCTACAACTGCAACTACATTATTTGCAATTATTCAACTATATCTAAAAATTAAGCAAGCATTAAAAGACGCAGTAAAGGAAATAGTAAATTCAGAACTTACAAATCTAAAGACAGAAATTGAAGAATTGAAAATAAAACAAGATGAATTATCTAGACAAATTGAAGAAATAAAAAGGAGGTTAGATAAAAAATGATATCTTATTATTATGATGAAAAAGATAAAACATTACATATCAAAATTCATATTTTAATAGAACAAGTTCCAAATAAACCAACTGAAGAAGAATTAAGAAAAGTATTACCAAAAATTTTGAAAGATTATGGAAATATGATAGAGAATAAAAAAGAAAAAATTATAGATAGTAAGGAATGGGGATTATGGTAAAAAAATTATTCAAGTTCAATTTTATAATTTAAGTTATAGTCATTACACATTTTTATTATTCTATCTATTAATTCTTCATCTTCAGAATTTACATGAAATGTAGTTAATTTTTCACATGTTATCTTTATTTTCATGTTCTATCACTATTATATATTATGTATTATGACAAATTTATATTAATAGGAACAGGAAAGGCTAAAGTAAATAAATCGTTACTTTATTTAGAACTCCTATTATAGTAATCGTTTTAGGAGTACAAAATTCATTATCTGCTTTATAACCTACAAACATATCTTTTATCATATCCTTTATCATGTCTATAATTTTTTCTCTTGTGAAATTGCCAAGAATGAAATATATTACTTGATCTTCCCGATAATCCAATAATTCTTCTAATACTTTTTTTAAATTCTTTATGTCCCTAATGACATATTTAGACCCGTTTTCAAACGATACACAAACTCCATATATTGCCTTACCAATATACCACGATTTTATTCTATATTGTTTAGGACAAATGTCATCTTCTTTAACTGAATGCAAAGGCGGTATTATATAACCAAAAACATGGTTACATTTTCCTATTTTCACACTTCTTGTTTCCAAGTCGAGAGTTAAAATATCTTTATAATCAATAGGACACATATAAAATCCTTTAGCTACCATTTTTCCACCTCTATTCTCTATAAAAATATAAAAAATATGACAAATTTATATTTAACGAGTATTCATTCTAAGAATCTAGTATATAAATTTCTAATATCATATTTCTTAGCTAATTCTTTTAATTTCTCACTTCTTTCTTCTCTATCTTCTAATTCTGTAGCTAATATAATTGCATTTAACATATCTTCTATATCAAATTTATGTATTTTCCATTTCTGACCATGTTCTCTATCATAATATTCCTCAACTTTTGAAGATTTAATTAGTAAATTCCATTGCCAACTAGTAAATTCATCAAGTGGAGGCATTAATTGATGGATAACTGGAGTTCCCATACTCATACTTTCTAGAACTGGCATTCCAAATCCTTCTGTACCACTTGGCACAATTACAAAATCCATAGCTCCATAAAATGCAAAAATATATTCTCTGGAATTCCATCCAAATTCTGCTACAAAATGAACATTTGCGGGAACTTCATATTGAGTAAATTGTTTATGAGAAATTATGAAAAAGTGAATTTTTTTAGCAATATCTGGATATTTTGTATTTAACTCATTAAAAACTTGTAACATTAAATCCATATTTTTCCTTTTTGTTAACCCGCTTACAATCCCAAATTTTATTGAACCCGGAAAATCTTTATTTAATTTTTCTTTTAATTGCGGAACTAATTTTTCGGCATTTTCTACAATTTTAAAATTTATGCCATGGAAAACTGGTAAATCTACTTGTAAACCTACTTCCTGAAGATTTATAGCTGAAAATTTTGAATTTGGTATAAATTTAACATCTTGTAATAAGTATTTATTAACAATTTCAATATTTGGAATACCATCACAAGTAGTATAGAAATATTTCTTTCCTTGAAACTGATAATAAGCATAAAGATATGGATTTAGAGACGGTGGATGGAATGGAATAAAAACGATTAATTTTTCAGCTTTTGGAATGTAAAATGGGTTTTTTGTTATTGTCGCAATTTCTCCATTTTCTCTTAGAACTTCTGCTATATCTTCTGAAACGTTTGATATAGAAGAATAATTCATAGTTAAAATTGCAGTTTTCATAATTGAAATCTAAAAATTATGACAAAAATAAAGCTAAATGTCTCCATAACTCATAATTCATATAATAAATATAATGTATAGGGTTTGTTGGATTACTAACATTTAAAAATGTCAAATACAAATTTCTCCTTATGGCACTATTAGGATATGAATGTCCAATTTGTGGCAAAATTTATATAAAAAGAAAAAGTATGACAACTCATTTAAGAAAGCATAATACAAATTTAAAATTATCTAATTGTAAACGAATAAGTTTAAGAACTGGAGAATATATAGAAATAAAGGCTGAAGAAGAATAAAGAAAAAAAGAAAAAAATAGCTTAAATATTTTAACTTACATATCCAGTTGGGCTTCCAGTTATGATATTAACTACTGCATCTAATACTTGTGGATTTGCGTTAAAAGCTGAGATATAATATCCTTTCAAACCATTAATCATGTTTACTAAAGCTGGCCCGCTCCCAATTCTATTAAGTGCTCTAGCGACCTTCAAACCAAAACCTTGATAAATTGCTCTATTAGGGCCAGTAATTCCATATTGTGTCAACACAGCACTAACATTTTCATTAACACTGGTAAATTTAGGAACATTAGTCTGGAAATTTTGTTGGGCAACTGGAGACACATTAGATAATATAGTGCTAGCGACAGTTGGATTTGAAAATGCATTAAACTTAGCTTGCCATTTTGCATATCTTTGTGAATAACTTCTTGATGTGTGACCTTTTGCCATATTTGGTCAATATCAATTTTATTCTTCAAATTAATAAATATTCACGTCTTATACATAATATTATGTATATGATGTTTAACATTTGTAAAAATTACTATGAAAATAATCTCGGAAAGTATATAGTATACTATATACTATATCATAGAATAAGCAAAACTATTAAATTGTCTTATCTGCTTAACTAAAATATGGAAATTGATCTAAAGAATGAATGTAGGAAATATATAATTCAATTCCGAAATTGGTTAGAAAGTAGATATTCCGAAAATATTTATTTCTTTAATGTTTTTGAAGATGAAGAAATAATATTAATACAAATAAAAATGAATATGAAGAAAAAAGAATACGAAAAAATTGGAATGTCAATTTTGAAATATTTAGTTCATACTTTCAAATATCCAAACTATATAAAAGTAAATTGGAGATACGATAGAAACATGTTTAAAATTTCAGTACTTTGTGGAAACATAAATATGTCAGAAACTGAAAATAAGAACTGATAAAATATGATTTTATCAGATAGAGATATAAAAAGATATATAAATTTAAATAGACTTGTTATAGATCCTTTAAGTGAAGATACAATTAGAGAAAATGGAGTAGACTTAAAAATTGGAAATGAGATAATTAGAATTAAAGAAGAAATGAAGAAAGAAGTAAAAGATGAATTTATAATTTATCCATATGAACATGTACTTTTGACTACTAAAGAATATATAAAATTACCAAATGATATTATAGCATTTTGTAATCTAAGATCTACTTTTGCAAGAAAAGGATTATTAATTCCGCCGACAATTGTAGATGCCGGATTTGAAGGTCAATTAACTATAGAATTAGTAGGTTCTTCAATTCCAGTAAAATTAAAATCAGGAGAAAGATTTTTACACTTAATTTTTGCTAGAACTATAACACCAGTAGAAAGACCGTATCACGGAAAATATCAAAATCAAAAAGGTGTAACTTTAGCAAAAGAAGATTAAAAAAATAAAATTTTTTTATGGATTTTTTAACATATAAGTTACGCATTTCTGAATTCCTACGCTTACACTTTTTATTTCATCAGACATTTAAATCACCTAACAAAAGTGCTAAATAGAAATCCTTCCTTGGATCTAAATAAATACGTGTTGTATTATTATGCCAAATCTCTGCAATAAATGGTATTTTTATACCGCTAGTTAAAATATATCCTATATAATATTTTATTTCAGGATCAATAACCATATAATTTTTGTGTGGACTTAAATTATTGCATGACATAAAAATAACATCAATAGATCTACCAGGAAAACATTTTTGTAATAATTTCTTTATTCCGTTTTTATAATCAGTCATTTAACTCACTTTCTTTAATCAGAACTTTATTTTCTCAACTTTTGCTTTTGGAACTGGTTCATTTTTCATTTCATCTACTACTAATTTCTCTATTGCAAGTCTTATTACTTCTGACCTATTCATGTTGTGTTTAATAGCGTATGCGTCTAACATTAGTAACATTTCATCTGGAATTTTAAATGTAATAATCTTCATCATTTTAAATCACCATTCCCGAAAACTATCAATTCACCAACTGTTATGCTTACGCTATTATCTTTACTAAATATCAATTCAAAACGATAATGTCTACCGTTAACTTCTAAGTATCCTGTCACTCTATTTCTTTTTTTCGCATAAAACAGGATTTGAGGTTCAACTAAAAAAGAAATATTTTTCGTTATTATATCTTTTATATCTTTTTTATTTAAAGTTTTTACGACTTCTTCTATTTGACTCATATTCCTCATTTTTACATTTTGATTTATGACATTTTTATAGCTTTTTACTCTTCTATTTTTTCATTAAAAAAGTGATATAATGCATTTTTGTTTGAATTCACACGATTTACAAATATAATTGTTAACACCTGGAACTTTTTTATAATCTGTTTCTTTTAGATATTCTTTAAATTTCTTTATCCATTCAATAACTTTCTGATAATATGTCTCTAAAACTTTTTCATCAATTTTAAATTGCTTAACTTCTCTAGTATTCCTATTTAAATATATAATATATACATTATTAATTTGATAATTTTGCTTTTTCAAAATATGATAATATAATGCAACTTGATATAAATGATATTCTTTTACTTGGAAATAATTATAACTAATTGTTTTAATTTCTAATAGATCATTTCCACAAACTATATCAATTCTTCCACTAATTTTCATACCTTCAATTTCATCTTTAATTTCAACTTCAGTTTGACAATTCAATTTTTCTTTAAAATATTGTTCAATTCTCTCATGATATTGTTCTCCTAGATCAAGATAAATTTCATTTATTCCTCTTTCAAATTCAATATTTCTTGCAAGATAACTTTTTCTATAGCAAATTCCAACTTCAGATGGAAATAATGTGTCATTAGGATATTTAACTTTAAAGCTTTCTTTTATATGATCTTCATAATTCATATTTACCATCCTCCTAAATTGCTAAATCTCATTAGATTTACAATTTTATTACATACTTCTTCATTTGAAACTTTTCCAATTTGTAAATCTATATCTAAAGCTTGTAAAACTATTTGAATATCTATAGATTGTTCTTTTCTCCTACTTTCCAAATTTCCACAGTCTGCATAATTTGTAGTTTTGTTAATTTTTTCCTGAATTAATTCTACTAATGCTCTTAAAATTGAGGGATATAGAACTCTAGCATTTATTATTTTATCATAAGTTTTCTTAATTGCTAGTTGAATAATGTGAATTCTATCTAGAATTGCAGGTGTAAAAATTTCATATTGTTGTAGATATGATTCTATATCTGGAGTTTGATATTTATCTAGAGTTAGTGAAAATGGATTTCCAGCGTAAATAATTGGAATACATTTCTGAATTGTAGCAGATTTACTTTCTGTTCCCGCTCCTCTAGTCCATATACAATTTTCAATTCCAGTAGAAAGAGTTGAATTTATAGAATTTAATTCTTTAACTGCATAACCATCTTTCCATGTTTGAATTTCATCAAATATTAGGCCATTACTAAGAAATACTGAACCATACATATTATTTCTAGCATCATAGATCAAATTTGCATAAGTTGGCGGTTCAGTGTAATATCTGAAATTGAAAACTTCTTGTAATATCATAAATGTTGTAGTTTTTCCAGTACCTCTATTTGAAATTTCTATTGTGTTTATCTGTCTTTTAGTAATTGGAGATTTGAAAAGTGGAAATAATCGCGGTAAAGTTAAGAAAATATCATCTGAATCCATCTTTTGTGAATCATAACCAAATGCTTGAAGAAGAACTGCATAAGTTAAATGTTGTTTATCAGCTTCTTCTAAAATTTCTTTTGCAATTTCAAAATTATTAGGAGGTTCAATTGAGAAAATTTCATCAATAAACCAATTTTCTGATCCTTTTTTGATTTTTACAAACATGTATGAAGATATTAAATTGTAAAAATCATCTGGATTATCTGCAATTTCATGTGGATCAAAATCTCCAGTAAATCCATTTTGAAATTTTGCAATTACTAGATCATCTTTAACTTTAAATCCAGTAATTTTAGAAATAAATTTTATTTCATTATAATATGGTAAATTAGCACTAAAATATTGTGAATCTATTCCTCTCTTGTATGCCTTGAGAATCTCAATTTTCTTATTTTCTTCAACTTGTTTTTCTCCTAAAATTAGACTTAAAATTCTTTCATTATCACGAGGATTATAAAAAAAAGAATGACTTTTTAACTTTTCAAATAGTTGTGTGTTTTCACTCATGAAAAAAAAATGATCTTATGACGTTTTAAAACTCCTCCTCAACTGTTTTTTTTCTGCCTTTTTCTCTCGTTTTCTCTTCTTTTTCTTCTTGTTGTTCCATGTCTAGCTCTTCTTCTTGTATTGCATTATTGTTTCTAGGTGTAAATTTTACATACTCATTAAGAAAATCTGCATATTTCTCTAGAAATTCAGCAATTAATTTTAAATCTTGGGCATCTTGTGGCGTTATTCCAATTTGTTTTCTGAAATTATTCTGACTGTGTATCGTCATGGAATATCTTATTTTTCCATCCTGAGGCACTGCATTTAACTGTACAACTATTCTTTTTATACCTTTTATCTTTAAAATTCTAGACGCTATTTTATTGTTCTCTTTTGCTTGACTTGTTAACTCATCTATTATTTGTTTTAATGAGGCCATGTTTTCGCCTCTAAAAATATCTTTTAATTATGACATTTTTATATCTTTTTAATTTCGTAATATGAAGAGAAATATAGAATTTCCAATATATAATATGAGAGATAAAAAAGAAAAAGAAAAAAAGGATTTAACTTAGATTAAAGAATACAGATCTGATTATTTTTGATAACGGTTTTTTGTATTTTTTTGATAATTCTTGAAGTTTCTGATAATATAACATGTCTACAGTGAAGAATACTTTCTCATCATAGAGATCTCTAGTTTCTATAAATTGTAATTGTCTTTCTTCTTGTAAAATTTTATCCAGTTCTTGTTTTATCTGATCTCTTTTTTCGTAAAAAACTTGTTTTAGTTGACTTGGTACTCTTAGGCATATATATTTTCGTTTATGGATTGCTATTCACCTCATTTATAAAAATTTTTGATTAATCATTTTTAAATCTTTCGCCTTTATAACGACATAAGTTTTTAAACGTCCTTTCATAACACGATTTCGTGGATTTGAAAAAAGTTTTAAATTTTCATTTTTCTTATATTTACACTTATTTCGTTACTATTACAACTAATTATAAATATGGAGATACTGAAAAAATTTTTAAAAAATTTCGACAATATATTTATAATCATGATAAAAATTCACATGTATTTTCTATAAAAGAAACTACAAAAAATTCAAATGGTCTACATTATCATATTTTAGTTTTCACGAATAAAAAACTGGATTATTCTAGAGTTCATAAACATATGCCTCCACATTCAGATATTAGAATTGAATTAGTTCCAAAAAATATGAGTGATATAAAAAATGTATATAAGTATATGTTAAAGACAAAAAAAGATATAAAAATGTCATAATCGGAAATCATAAAACAGAGAAAAATGCAAACTCAAGAACAATCTAAACAAAAAAAGCAAAAAGCAGTATTTGGAATTTATATGGATAAAGATCTTAAAACGAGACTAAAAGTGTACTGTGCAAAAAATAATCTTCAGTTAACTCAAGCAATTGAAGAAGCAATAAAGGAATATTTGCAAAAACGAGGCGGTTAAAAAAATTAAATTAAAGATATTTTCTTTTTTTTCTCAACTAATTCTCAGTCCTATATATCATATAATATATATTATGTATATGATTGGATTTATTTGTTATGGAATTTATGTAAAAAAATTTTGTTATTGCAAATAAGAATTTAATGAAGTTTATCTTATAAAAAGAACACACTATATACATTATATAATGTATTAGTTTTGAGTGTTTATTTATGTCTTAGTAACTTAGCTAGCTTATGGAATTCGAAAGAAAAAGTTCTGGAATAATAAAATCATTTAATATATTAGATATTTTTTCAATAAATTTACTTTATATGGGAATTTTAAGCGGAATAAGTTATCCATTATTTGTTAGCAGTCTGCTAAAAAATGTAAATTTATTATACGCAATTTTAATTGGAGCAGTATTTGAAATTCCATTATTACTAATGTACTATAGACTAACTACAAAATATCCACTTAATGGAGGAGATTACGCGTATATTAGAACTGCATTTTCTTCAAAATTCTATACAGTTTTCGGAATTTCGTTATGGTTAACTTATGTATTATCTCAACCAATCTTAGGAGATCTTGTACTCTTAAACTTTAATATTCAAAATCAATTTGAACAATTTCTAATTGTCGAATCTCTATTTCCTATTGTTTTATTAATTATCGCTAATAAGAAAATTTACGCAAAAATTGTTGATATATTAGCAATTGCACAAATAATAATAGCAATATTTATAGCTTTTAAATCGTTTAGTTTCCAGTATCAAAACTTCACAATTTCTAATACTTTATTATCTGCATTACTATTTGATTTATCAGCTTTCATATTCATTAATGCAATTAGTTATATAGCTGGAGAAATAAAAAATATTAAAAAATCAAGTATGGTCGGATATTTTGTAAGCTATGGTATTGTAGCAATATTATCAATTATTGACAGTTACTCGAATTTAAACATATTATTTGCATTAATGCCAATTTGGTTCTTTAGTTACATGCCAATTGCAAATAAAATCCAAAGTAGATTAATTCAAACTATGAGTTTCGATAAAGTATTACCAGAAAAGTTTAGCAAAATAAATCCAAATGTCCTATTACTAATTTTCATAGCAAATACAATAGCAAATGTTCTAGAAAACTTGTTAGGTTTTAACATATCTTTCGGTTTAGATGGTCTATTATTTATCTTCTGGAATTTCATAATTGTAGCTTTTGCATATTTGAAACTTATGAATGATAGAATATTATTTTTTACAGTTCTGACATCTTTAGCAATTCAAATATTCCTATTCTTCTACTTAGGCTATCAAAATATAATATTCTATAAATTTGTAATCTCTGGAAATATAGAATATACAATATTAAGAATTATAATAATACCAATAATAGGAGCAATAGTGTATTTACTAAGAAAAAGTAAAATAAATGTCATGCCAAAATAGAGAAGCATATGAAATTAGTATTTGAAATAACATCATCAAAAGAACTATTATTTCAGACAGATTTTCCAGTTTTAATTAATCAATTACATAACAAAAAAATAACTTGGAAAAATGAAACTTGGGTTGACAGTGGCGGATTTCAAATTAGTCTTTATAATTTAAAAATTTCAGTAGAAGATGTTTTACAAAAATATAAAACGTATAACGCATACGCATTTTTTTCATTAGATATACCTTCAATTTTTGAACCATTAAATAGAAAGAATTTTGAATATTTTGAATATCTATATACTAAAATTGAATATATAGAAAGAATTATCCCAGTTATTCATCTTTATCCTTTAAGAGAAGTAGATGAAGCTTTAGATTTCTATAAACAATATACTGATTATATAGCCTTTGGTGGAATAGTTGCATCTAGTAAATTGAAAATTTTAATCTATGCATTTCCTTGGTATTATTATATTAGAAGATATGTAAAAAGACTACATGTTCTAGGTATGTCAGCTCCATATTTTATCCAGAGTTTTTATGATGCCGAGAGTATGGATACTTCAACTTATACAAGAATTTCAGGTTTTCGCGAAATCTTTTGGTTTGATGGAACTAGAAGATATGTAGGAAATAGAAAAAAAAGAACTTTAACAAAAGAAGAAGAAGAACAATTATATGAATTTTTAGATAAAACAAATTTTCCATTTAAATATGATCTCTCAAACTTAAAAATTTTACAAATTATAAATGCCTGGATTTTAAAATATAATAATTGGAATATTGAAAATAAATATACGATATATGCTAAGAAATTAAGAAAAATGGGTTTAGATAGTTTAGTTAATGAGATAATTCAGAACTATAAAATTGCAAATGAACTAAAGAAAACTAAACCGCAAACTAAGAAGAAGAGTAATAGAGAATTAGAGATAGAATTAGAAATATAAATTTGTTATCCAAATTACGATAATTTCATATTTCTCAGAATCTATTTTATCATTATGAAGTCTTTCAGCTTCATTTAACCAACTTTCAACATTTTCAAATCCACTAAATTTTACATATTTTGATAAACAATATTCAGTAACTGGAGCTTTTGCAATAATTTTTCCATGAAATCTCTTATCTCTAACTTTTAAGATGACTTTCTGACCTATTTTATAAACAAATTTCTTTCTAATTGTAGCAACTGCTTTAGCATTATTTAAAATATATTTTTGAACAATTGGCGAATTGAAAATCATATAATTTATTGTGAAAACATGACATTTTTAAATATTGATTTTAAAAAATCATCAAATATTAAAGAACTTTAATCCTCTTTATTCCTTCTTTTAGATCTTTATCTAACGGTTCAATTGAGATATAAGATATCCTACCATTCTTATCGACACCAATAGTGACAAAAGCCTCACCTTCAAAACTTTTCTCAACATTTCTCTTGAATTCAATTATAAGATTACCAAAATCATTATCTACTAGAATCTTCATATGATCACTTAACTTTCTTAAATATTGTTTTCTTCATCCTCATTCTCTAATCTTTTCTCTCTCCATCCATAGATTTTTCTTATATAAATTTTATTCGTGCCTTTAGTATAATAAAATGTTAGCTTAATTAAAATATTATCATTCTGATAGTATATAAATTCTTCAATAATTTCGCTACTACTCTTGATTTTATTTCTTGAATCTGGAACTCCAACTAGATATTTAAAACCATTTTCAGTAGTTTCAAATAACTCTTTAAATTCAAATTCAAAACTTTTCATTTCTGGATTTTCAAAAAATACATATAGAACTACATCTAAATCTTCAAATTCCATTTTTTCCTCACTATATTTTCGATAAAACTATGACAATTTTAAATTTTCATCTCTCAATATTTTCAATCTTTAGAAATATTATCACAGACTTGAAAAAAATTATTGATAAACTTAGATAGAAATATGAAAACATAAAAATGTCATAAATCGAAAACTATATCAGTGAAAAAGAAATGAGGAGAAAATTAGGAAAAAGACAAATAGATACTATAAGAAGATTTTTTGCTAAGTTACAAAAATATCAAATACTCACAGATACTCCTTATGAAATTTGTGAGAGAAAACATATAATTAACAAAAATCAAGGAAAACTTGTAATTTTTGAAGATGAATCATTAACATACAATCTTGGTTATGGTCGACAAGTAATAAATAATTTACTAAAAAAAGGAATATTTTATGAGAAAAAAGTGAAAGATCCTAAAATAAACAGAAAAGTTAAAGTAATATGCATAAATAAAGATTATTTACCGCAAATTCAGAATTTGATAAACAATAATAATAAATAAGATATTATTTTTTGTTTTTTTCTTCTTTTCTTAGTTTATTGATAATCAAAACTTCTTTCCATAATACTAATTTCAAGAAATCATTAAAAATTAGAATTAATATTTGGAAAGTGAGAAAAATTATCGATAGAATTAGCTAATACTAAAAAACGAAAAAAATAAGAACAAGAATTAGAAATGAAAAAATAAAAAAAATGGATTAGTTTTTTATTAATTTGATCTTATGTATTATAAACTTTTTGTCATCTGGATTTTCATATATCACTAAAATTTTATATTTGTCAAAAAACAATAAGTTTATCCATAAATCAAATCGTGTTGTTAATATAGAATTTTTCTCTCTACCAAATGCTTCTATTGTTTCACTTTTATTCAGTATCAAGTATGGATTAAATTCAATTTCTTTTTCTTTCTCTTCAGATTTAATGAAACTGTTTATCATTTCTTTTAGTTTTTTCACATTTTCACTTATCATCTTTTTATCACTAATTGATATATACGAAAAACTCATATATAAAGCTTTCTCTATTCTTTTATCTTTCTATCTCTCTAACTTTTTATGTCTCGATTTTTTTAAGCTCTTGGAATAAAATTTGAAGTTTGAGAAAAATTATTGATAGAATTAACTAAATATAGAAAAAGAAAATTAGGAAATTAAAAAGAAAAAGAAAAAACTAAAAAAAGAAAATAAAAAATGATTAATATCTAGAAATCTCTGGTAACGATTCAACTTTAAATATCAACATGACTCTATTTTGTCTCGCCAACACACTAATTTTTCCGACAAATTTTATCTTAAATTCGTAACCGTTAGCATTACCATTAATTTCGACTTGATTTTCGTTACGGTCAATAGAAATTGAAACATGCAAACTAGGAGCTTTTATAACGAAATCACCGTCATAATCAACATTTAACTCACCGTCTTTAATGAACAAATATAAATGGTTACCACTAGCTTCGCTACTAATTTTACTGTTATGATAATTCTCCACGTAGTTAAAAAACTTATACAACTTCTTGACTTGAAACTCAACTTTTTCTTCTTGACTTTCTAACTCAACATTTAAAGGAAATTCGACTTTTTGACTCATTCTTTTTTCACCAATATTATATTTGTCAAACTACTATATAAAGCTTTCTCTAAACTTTTACGTTTGTATCTCTCTAACTTTTCATGTCTCTATTTTTTCAGCTTTTTGAAATAGTATTTCTAATAAAAAAATTAGGAAATCTTATTAATAGATTTTTCGAATTTTATTCCTAATAATTTTAATTCGCCATTTTCATATTTAAATTTTAGTATAACTTTAGTAATAACTTCAATTTTCTCATCCTTATTTTTATAACTGTCTTCAAATCCATATTCAAATTCACCATTAAATATATTTATACGTTTTTGTATATAATATGGAATTATGTTATAAAATTTTTTAAACTTTTCTATTATTTTCTTTTCAATCATTTTTCTTCTTATCATTTTCAATATATTTTTTCTATCACTTGCATTTTTAACATATTTTTCAGCTAACTTAATTATTTCATCTGGAATATATTGATAGCCCATATTTCTCACTACTAAATTTCTTTAAATTTATGACAATTTTAAATGTTAGTTTTAGAAAACTATTAAGAAGTAGAAATAATATTCGAAATATGAAAAAAATAATTGATAGAATTAGCTAAATAGAGAAAAAGAGAAAAAATAAATTAAAAAGAAAAAGAAAAAATTAGAAAAAAATTATTGACATTTAAATATAAGTCTTGTCATTTCAATTAATTTCAATTGATATTTTTCTCTAGTTTTTTCGAAAAACATCCTAATTGTTACAATTTCGTTATTTTTTACACAAATAAATTCACTGAAATATAATGACTGTATTTCTCTCTCATAAATTTCTAATTTTCCTCTTGCTAAAGTCATAGCTAATTCACCAATTAAATCATCATACTGTTCTTCATTAAACATTACTTTACCATTTAACTTTATTGTTTCAATTGGTTTATTTGATTTGTCAAAAAAATTTTCAACTAATGAAACTATTTTTTCTACTTGATTTTCTACATTCATTTATAGTTCACCGTTTTCATATATATAAAAACGCATATTTAAATCTTTCTCTATCTTTTTATCTCTCTAATTTTTCATCTCAAATTTTTCACTTTATACAGTAAATAATACTTATTTTTTCCAATTGTATAAAACGGAATATGATATATTATAATTCCAAACAGTAAAGAATTATTATCGACAAATTTTTTATCTATATAACCCCAACTGAAATGTTTACATTTCTTTAAAACTTTTGCATAATATGAAATTTCCTTTTTTTCAACAATTCCAATTACTTTTCCACATTTTTTACATTTTAAAACTGAAATATTATCACTTTCTTCAACTAAAAGATCTTCATCCATAACTTCTCAAAAATAAAACTAAGAAATTTGACAAATATATCTTTTTCTAATTGACTTCATAACACTTAGTATATCAAATTCATATTTTCAACTTTTAGAAATAATATTTGGAAAAGGAGAAAAATTATCGATAAAATTAAATAATTAGGTGAAAATAAAAAAACAGAAATTAAACTGAAATTAGGAAAAATAAAAAATTAATTTACTTTTTGACTTTTCTCCAGAAATGTAATTCAAGCAAATATATTTTATCATTTTGTCTATAATAGTCAATCTCTAATTCTAAGTATTGATTATTGAACTCCCACCACTCATATGTATCTGTGTATATATTTACACCTGTTGTATCATTTATAATTTCTTGCAGTGGATCCGCATTTTTCGTTAGATCTTTATATTCATCCTCTGTTAACTCAATCTCTTCACTAAAAATTAAATCCACTTCCCATATCTCCGAATTTTCAAAAACCGGATTTATCATGTTTTTTAACGTTTCGAATTTCATCTTTTTCACCTCACTTTTACATATGCATAAATTAGTATTTAAAGTTTTCTCTATCTTTTTATCTCTCTGATTTTTTAACTTTTAGAAATAATATTTAGAAATTGAGAAAAATTATTGATAGAATTAGCTAAATATAGAAAAAGAAAATTAATAAATTAAAATTAAAAAGAAAAAAATAAAAAAAGATTAATGATACTTAATCATTTCAACTTTTTCTAAAATAAAGACAATTTTATGGTTTTCAAGAGCTTTTCTGAAATATATTCTAATTACCGATAATTTGAACTTGAACTCAAACATTTGATAAATTGCCGAATCATATGCATAAATATTGTCTGGTTTTACGTCCAATTCAAATATTAACTCGTTTATTAAGTCCTGCATTTGATCTTTATCAAATTTAAATATCCTTTTCGGTCTTAATATTTTGACTTGCTTTTGCGTCTCAATAAAAAAATCTTCAACTAAACTAGAAATTGAATACGAAATATTTTTTACGCCTATTTGTTTACTCATTCTTTTCTCACCACTTTTACATATGTGCAAACTACTATTTAAATCTTTCTTTAATCTTTTACATCTTTATCTCTTTACTTTTTCATGTCTCTATATTTTCAACCTCTAGAAATAGTATCACAAACTTGAAAAAAATGGTCCATAGTCTTAGCTAATTAGGAGAAAAATAAAAATTAGAAAAAGAAGAATTAGAAATTACAAATAAAAAAATAAGGCTAACTTTTCTAACAACTCTCCAAATATCTCCTAACTTTTCTTACACTGACTCCTAGTAAACTTGCTATCTTTTCAACTGTGAAACCCTTCCTGGCTAACTCATGAGTTACAGAAATTAGATCATCCTCAGACTCTACGAAATACCTTGTTTGACCGACTTGAACAACTTTTTGCATCTTTTTTTCACCAATATAACATATGCATAAACTAGTATTTAAAGTTTTCTCTATCTTTTTACATTTGTATCTCTCGACTTTCAATTTTTGCTAATCAGAATGAATAAAAAGAAAACTTCCAATTTTTCCCAACAATTGAAGATTCCAATTTTTCCATCTCCAATTTTTTAAAATAGGCCACTTTTTTTTACAAAACCGAAACAAATTGATTACGAGCGGTGAAAAGGCCTAAAACAATCTATTTCAAACTGAAAAATAATTATATAATTATTAACTACTATCTAGCTAGTTAGCTAATTATATAATATACATAATATAATAATTAGCAAATTAGCGTATTATTTAAATAATAAAATATTAGAACTGTAATAATATTAATAAAATAAAAAAAATAATAAAAAAAAGAACCATACTCCACACTAACATAATTAAATGGGTTCTTCTGGTATTTAAACTTTTCCTTCTAACTCTCCAATTCCTTTCACTGCAAATGCAAAAAATTGAACACCAAACTGTAAAACTATGAACAGTATAAATTACTAATATGTTTAGTAATTTAATAATTCTCCACCGTAAAAGTTTTGGTTTTTCCTATCTATAAGTTTGCAAATTAAGAATATAGAAATTATATAATATAATATAATATGTGAATATGTTTAGTATATTTATAATTTTTTGACGGAAAAGTTTTGGTTTCTCCTAATTAATAATTAATAAATTAATAGCTCCTAAGTTATATATAACTAAAGATGTATAATTATTTGGAATTTAGGAATTTACAATTAAACAATTTTATAATATAAATTTCAATAAATGATAGAATATTTGGAATTTTGTAATTTCCAATTTACATAACTAATTGAAATAATTTTACAAGATGAACAATTAATTGGAATTTTGGAATTTACAATTTTATTAACTTTTTGTAATAATTTTCCAAGATGTACAATTTATTGGAATTTAGGAATTTCCTAACTTTCAATTTTATTAATTTGTTGGAATAATTTTACAAGGTGTAGAATTAATTGGAATTTAGGAACTTCCAATTTATTAACTTTATTTCGCAAATTACGAAAAATGACAGAATAATTGGAATTTAGGAATTTAGGAATTTTCAATTTATTAACTTTGGTGCGAAAAAAACGAAAAAAACGAAAAAAATTGGAATTTCCAATTTATCTCATTAGTTGCGAAATTTACGCAAAAAATGAAAAAAACTCA